TTGTCCGAATCGGATTGTTTTAATTTGACTACCAGATTTGGCGACGACAATATGTGACTTGGTGGGATGGTTGGGTGTGCGCTTTGGTTTATTGTAGCCTGCTACTCCAGCCCGAGCCAACCTTGGGTCTGGTTTATTTGCCACGCTTTTTCTTCGCCATCTTGGCTTCGCTCATCGCAATAGCGATGGCTTGCTTCTTCGAGGTCACTACTGGACCTTTCTTGCTGCCAGAATGGAGTGTCCCTGCCTTCCATTCTTTCATCACCTTGGTGACTTTGGCGTTGGCTTTCTTTTTACTTGCCACGCTTCTTGCCAGCCTTCTTGGTGCCGTATTCCTTCATGCGTTCCTTGGCACCTTCCTTGACTTCATGCTTTTTCATAGCAGCCTTGGACTTGTACTTCTCACCCTTGCTAGACATCTAGTTTCCTAACTTCCAGAACCATCCCGTTAGGGATATGGTTTACGTCACTTGCAACCTCAAGGTTACCATCAATAGACCCCGCCACAGTCAGATGTCCTTCTAGACAATCTTTCCAAAAGTGCCCGTAGGTTGTGATGATACACTCCGAGGGAGAGTAAGTAGCAATATCAGACCAAGAGTCCCCAGCAGACTGGGCATCACGCCACCGCACCACAATAGGGGTCCATTCGTCCAGATACGAATACTCACTCATACTATTCCCAGAACCGTTCCGAATCCTCAAAACGTCCCACACCCAGAGCCAACCACAATGCACCCAGAAGGGCACCAGCAGCCCCCAGAATCGTCCCTAAGGCTAGCAACATCCATTTACCCATCTTTGTCCCCGCAACAGTCAGGCTGCCCCCTAGGGCAGCCCATAGACCATAACTATAACTATAACTATAGTACCTTTAGTTGACGGTTTCACTAACGTTCACCGTCAACCAGTTTTCCCTTACCCCCCCTATAATCCCCCCCATACGTTCCCTACTAAGAGTCTAAACTATCAGTCTAATTGCGAACAGACGCTCCATTGGTAATGGAAAGTATTTTGGACCCAAAGCAAGAACAATACCTGAACTGGCTGCTTGTGCCGCCGCCTCATCGTACCCCTAGGTCGGAGGAGGCTATGGCTAAGTTGCTGGAGGTCAATGACTCTACGCTGCGTAGGTGGAAGAAGAAGCCTGCGTTTGCTAGCGAGTGGAAGCGTCGGGTAGAAGAACTGCAAGGTTCGCCTGAGCGAACCCAGAAGTTGCTGGATACAATTTATGAGAGGGCACTTGGCGGGGACAACAAGGCTGCTCAACTATATCTTCAGGCTACGGGGCGTATGGCACCCACTCAGGTCAGTGTCGAACATACGACCAAAGTTTCGGAGATTTCGGATGCTGAGTTGGACGCTTTAATTGCTAGCGTTGCCGCTGGTGAAAAGGCTGCACGGTCGGAGTCATGGCAAGTCTAGTTGAGTGCCCTGAGTGTGGTTGTGAGTATCCGCCTCATGCGACACGGTGGATGTGCCCACAATGTCATTGGAAGGATACCTGTTGCGAGGGTGAGCCATGTAAAACTAGGAGGTTTAAGGATGACGAAGAAACCTACTAACGATGCAATGTATACAACATTGGAGTTGTTTTATGGTCCAGCAAAAACGCTGGGCGATATGTTACGTCGTTACTTTGGTAACTGGGCTGGCGAAGATACTGCCAGTAAACAGTATGAGTGGTATGATGCTACGGGTGCGGCTGGTGAAACAGTCGGGGATTTATCTAATGATTTCTGGAATGATATAGACTTTTTGTTTTCAAACTTGGAGTGGGAGGACGGAACAAACTTCTTAATGGAGGATGACCAGTACGCCGCTTTAGAAGTCGGAAATAACAATGCCTACACCCCCTAGTGATAAACGAATAAGCCAACTCCCAGAAGCGTTGTCGCTTGCTGGGAATGAACTGTTCGTTGTTGTTGCCGACATCCTAACGACGGCAACCAATAAGAAGGTCACTGCTCAAACTTTGCGTGACTATTATACGACAGCATTGTCTGTCGGGTCGACCACTACTGGGGCAGCGGGGACAAATGCTAACGTCACCTACAGTAATGGCGCATTTTATTTTACTATTCCTAGGGGCGATACTGGTGCTACTGGCGCACAAGGTCCTATTGGTCCACAGGGTTATCAGGGTGCTACTGGTCCTCAAGGTTTTCAGGGTGCTATTGGTGCGCAAGGTCCTCAGGGGTATCAAGGTTTTCAGGGTCCTCAGGGTCCTATTGGTTTAACTGGTTCTCAGGGTCCTCAAGGACCGCAGGGTTTTCAGGGGGCTATGGGACCACAAGGTCCCCAAGGTTTTCAAGGACCTACTGGTCCACAGGGACTTCAGGGTCAGGCTGGCATCCAAGGTTTCCAAGGTGACGTTGGACCTCAGGGTCCTCAAGGTTTTCAGGGTTTCCAAGGACCTCAGGGTTGGCAAGGCGCACAAGGTCCACAAGGCGCACAAGGCGCACAAGGACCTCAAGGTCCACAGGGCGCACAGTTCACTTATATTGGTACGTGGTCATCTGCGACTACATATACGTATGGTGACGTAGTTCTTTACAATGGTACTTCATATGTATCAAAGAACTATTTTAATACAAACTATCAGCCCAACACAAACCCAACTTGGTGGGGTGTTGTAGGAGCGCAGGGTTCTCAAGGTCCTCAAGGTTCACAGGGACCACAGGGAAGTCAGGGTTCCACTGGACCACAGGGTTCTACTGGACCGCAAGGAACCCAAGGTCCGCAAGGGGCGACTGGACCGCAAGGTGCAACAGGGGCACAGGGACCTCAAGGATTCCAAGGACCGCAAGGGTTCACCACGCTGTCTGCTGCAACCGATGTTGCTATCTCATCCCCCGTTACAGGGCAGGCGCTCGTCTACAATTCATCGACAAGCAAATGGGTCAACACGACCGCATCAACCGACCCGATGAACGACTCGAAATTTACAGCGATAATTACGATGGACGTAGGAGCATAAATGGCTGTTGGAGATAGAACCGAAAAACGTCTGGTTGGACCAGTAGCCCTGACCGCTTCGAACGCTACGGTCGGCTCGGCTGTCCCGACCAGTTACCAATGGACGACGAAGCAGATTGTGATTTGTAATACGGACGGCACAGACCGTCTGGTGTATCTCGCTATCGGTACGGCGGCTACGGCTTCGAACAGGTTTGTGTCTGCGTTGCCTGTCGCTGCGTATGACACGGTGATTATCGATACTGCCCTGGTGTTGAACGCTGGCGAATACTTTTACGGTTATGCGGATTATGCGTCGGTTGTGAATGTGATTGCTGTCGGCTGGGAGAAGCAGGTCGCCTAGTGGGTATTTCTGCTGCGCTTGGTTCTTCGGCTTTGCTGCCTGCTGGACTCGGCTTCCGCAACGTCCTCATCAACGGGGATTTCAAAGTATGGCAACGAGGCACGTCATTCACTTGGTCAAGTGGTCAGCCATACACCGCAGATAGATGGTGCATCACGCCAACAGGCACCGCAGCATTTTCGGCATCTCGTCAAACAACTGGCTACGACGGATTCCAATACTGTCTGCGTCTACAGCGAACAGCAAGCAACGCAAACACGTCAAGCCTGTATGTCAGTCAAGCAGTGGAAACAGTTAACAGCATCCCAGTACAAGGAAAGCAAGTTGTACTGTCGTTTTATGCTAGGGCTGGCGCTAACTACTCTCCTACGAGTTCGCTCATGGGAGTCAAACTGGTTACGGGTACTGGCACAGATGGCAACTTTCTTGTTGCCACATTGACTGGTCAGGCAACGCCGATTGATACAACAGTCACTTTGACTACTTCTTGGCAACGGTTCACTTTGTACGGCACCATCGCATCAACAGCAAATCAAGTCCAGCCAGCGTTCTACTTCACTCCGACTGGTACGGCTGGGGCTGCTGACTACTTCGAAATCACGGGTGTGCAGTTGGAGCAGAACTATCAGCCGACCCCGTTCGAGCAACGCCCCTATGGTGTTGAACTCCAACTCTGCCAGCGGTACTATCAGCGCATGGTTCCTGGCGGGACTTATACCTATTATGGTTTTGGCAGCGCACAATCGACTTCTGCGGTATATCCAAATATCATCCACAAGGCGACAATGCGAGTTCAAGCGCATACTTTAGATATATCTGCCGTCAACTTGTTATGGGTAGAAAGTTCTTCTTCTGCTGGCAGCACACAAGTAAGTTCCATAACTTTAAACTCGTATGGGTCTAACGCTGATATGTCTCAGTTGATTGTCACTATGTCGGCAGCGGTAGTTGTTTCTGGGCAGTTTTATAGATTGTTGTCAAACAATTCTACGTCGTCTTATATTGGGCTAAGTGCAGAATTATGATGTATTACTTTGTCGATATTGAACAATTTGGTGAGATGCAGCGGCATATTTTAACCATGTCACTCGATGGCGGTACGCAATCATTTCCGCTGACTCCCGATAACCCCAACACGGCTGCATACGAGGCGTGGCTTGCTGAGGGCAACACACCAGAAGAATGGAACCCCGATGGCGATAACTAGTCAGTTAGCACCAGGGTCGATTGCGAAGCCTGGGGTTTGTACCTCGTCCACACGCCCCGCCAGCCCATACCAAGGGCAGGTCATCTACGAAACGGACACAGCGAAGACCCAAGTATGGAATGGGTCGGCTTGGGTGCTGCTATCAACAAATACCGCTTACCCACCTGGGCTACAACACATCAAAACGTCAGTTTTAACTGGCTCTACAAATTACGACATTAATAATTTGTTCAGTAGCGAGTTCCGAAATTACCGAATTGTATATGAAGCGTATGCAGACCAACAATTCAACACGATGTGGATGCAGTTCTTGAACTCTGCTGGTACAGCCGCTGGTGTTGGGTACTACGGGTCAATTTACGGTCAAGATTTCACAACTGCCAGCACAACATTTCAAACTGCAACTGCAACGACTGTTATTTATCTTGGGTGGATTACAAATGCTGGAGCAAATAGTTACACGTTGTCTGGTGCTATAGATGTTTACCACCCATACGTTGCTACAGCAACAAATATAAGTGGTCAATTTACTGGTATTCGTTCTGGTTCGGCATTTCTTGGTGGACAAACTCTTGGTATGCACACGGGTGCTGATGTTTTTACTGGTATTAAAATTCATAACAGTCTTGGTGGTGCAATGTCTGCTCGTATCAATGTCTACGGATATAGAGATTAGTCATGAGTATTTCTTCTAAAGCGACTGGGCTTCGTCCTGGGGT